TTCACTTGGTATGTTATCAACTACCAAAGAAATCGAAGACACTGCAGAAGGTAAAGAGACCAAAGATATGACGAGGGCACAAATAACCAAAGGTGCATTCAGAGTTCTTACTCTTAAGTTAGGTCGTGTTGGAGTTCCTATGATTGTTACAAATCACACATATGATGTGATTGGTTCTATGTTCCCTCAAAAAGAAATGGGTGGTGGTAGTGGACTCAAGTACGCTGCATCATCAATTATCTATCTCTCTAAGAGAAAAGAAAAGGAAGGAACGGAAATCGTTGGTAATATCATTCACTGTAAGAATGCAAAGTCAAGATTGACTGTTGAGAACAGAGTGGTTGATGTAAGGTTATCATACGACAAAGGGTTAGACAGGTACTATGGCTTATTAGACATGGCACTTGCATTTGGAGTATTTGAGAAATCAAGTACAAGAGTTAAACTTCCAAACGGTAAAACCGAATTTGGTAAGACAATTAACAACAACCCCGAAAAGTACTTCACACCCGAAGTAATGGATAAATTAGAACAAGTAGCACAGGAATATTTCAAGTATGGCGAGACTAGAGACGACAATACTCAAGAATCTGATTCAGAGTAATTCTTTTTCACGAAAAGTGCTTCCCTTCATTAAGGAAGAGTATTTCAACGAAATAGACGAACAGACTGTATGGAAAGAGGTACACTCGTACTTTGAGAAATACAATAAATCCCCAACTGTAGAGGCACTTCTCATCAATTTAGACAACAGTACCACGTTATCTGATAATGTGGTTAAAGGGTCTAAGACAATTCTACAAAACATGGGAACATCTGATGAAACTGCTGAAGAGTGGTTAGTAGATGAGACAGAGAAATGGTGTAAGGATAGAGCAATCTATATTGCAGTCATGGATTCTATCGAAGTACTAGATGAAAAGTCAAAGAGGTCTAAAGGTGAAATACCCGAACTATTGAAGGATGCACTCTCCGTGTCTTTTGACACTAACATTGGTCATGACCAAATCGAAGATTCAGATGCAAGATTTGAATTCTATCATACGGAAGAAGAGAAGATTCCGTTTGACTTAGAATACTTCAACAAGATTACTAAAGGTGGTTTACCTAACAAGACTCTAAACATTTGTCTTGCAGGAACTGGTGTTGGTAAGTCACTGTTCATGTGTCATATGGCTGGTGCAGGACTTATGATGAATAAGAATGTTCTTTACATCACTATGGAAATGTCAGAGGAAAGGATTGCAGAAAGGATAGATGCGAACACATTGAATGTTCCTATGAAGGATTTACCCGACTTATCTAAGAAACTCTTTGACAAGAAGATTGATAAAATTGCAGAGAAGACTAAAGGTAAACTTATAATCAAAGAATACCCTACTGCATCTGCACATGTCGGTCACTTCAGACACTTACTACAAGAACTTGAATTGAAGAAAGACTTCAAACCCGATATGATATTCATTGACTATCTAAACATATGTGCAAGTGCAAGAGTGAAACCAGGCGCTGGTGCAAACTCATATACTCTTATTAAGAGTATTGCAGAAGAACTTAGAGGACTTGCAGTGGAGTTTGATGTACCAATTATGAGTGCAACACAAACAACAAGAAGTGGTTATGGTTCAACAGATGTAGAACTTACAGATACTTCAGAGTCATTCGGACTACCTGCAACTGCAGACTTTATGTTTGCATTGATATCTTCAGAAGAACTAGAAGAGTTAGACCAAATGGTGGTGAAACAGTTAAAGAATAGATACAATGACCCAACCGTATTCAAAAGGTTTGTCATAGGTGTTGACAGAAGTCGTATGAAACTCTATGATTGCGAACAAGAAGCACAAGAAGAGTTGTATGAAAATACTGGTATTGATGATTCAATCCCTGTACATGACCGTGGTGGCGGTACTAAATATAACGACTTTAAAATATAATGAACAAGAAGACTCTGAAACCTATCGAAGTAATCAATAAGATTCAAGAGAAAATAGAGCTAAAAAAAAGACTTAGAGATAACAAAGACGATAAGATAGTTGAGAAGAAAATAACTAAAATCGATAAACAATTAAAAAACAGTACACTTTCTAAACTATGAACGTATTAATAATAGGTTCGGGTCGTTGTGGAACGTCACGATTAGGTTGGTGTTTAAAAGAACACTATGACATTCCATTTATATCAGAACCCTTCAACTGGGACTACCAAAACTCTCCAAGACAAACTGAAGAATATGTTGTACCCGACAATCATGTAATCAAATGTCTTCCATGTTATCAAATGTACATTGACCCCGAGTTAAAGGTACTTACACAAGAAGAAGATGCAAGGGAGAGAACTATTTGGTTTATGGAATTGAGTTTGAGATTTGATAAGGTAATCCTAATGACTAGGAGAGATTTGTCTCAAAGATTATTATCGGCTCTACATGCACATAAACATGGAACATGGTGGGATAAGTACAACTTTAACCCTGTAGTCCTCACTGAAAAAGATAAACCACTTATAGATGATTTTCTATATACAGAAAAGGTTGTTAATTCTATATCTCAACAACTTGCAATACCCATAACATACATGGAAGATTTGTATACAAGTGATAAAGAAAAATCAAAAGAAACTTGGTTATCTTTTACACAAGACTTCGAATACAAAGGAGAGGATTTCGATTCAGTATACGAAAAATTCTTTTCACCAATACATAAACAAAGAACTTAAACTTATAAATAAACATATAATACGGAGAAATTATGCCTTATACAACAACACAAATCGCAACTCAACAAGATGTTGTAGATGGATTAACAGAAGATATTAACTGGGTTAAAGACGTTTCATACAACTTTTTAGGAAAAGGTACACCTGTAAGATTATTCAATGGTACAAGAACAGAATTCTGGGCTGCATGGAGAACTGATAACCCAAATGCAACTTGGAGTGGACAGAGTTATGATGCTGATTCAGGCGAAATGACTGGAACACTTGCCGAAGAATATGATGAAGGTGGAGTAACTATGAAACCTACAGTCATGTACAACTGGTGGAAATGGGAAACTACAAATGCAAATGGTTATCAATTGGGTGACTGGACTTCATGGATTTCTACAAAAGAGGGTGAACTTGCAACTGCAGAATCTACTCTTGCAACTATGCAAGCCGACCCTGCATAAACCCCTTTCATTATATTATGAGAGTTTTGATGATTGCCACGGGTAAGTGTGGTTCCAATTCATTAACAAATGCAATATCAGAAGACCACCATTTAACATGGGTAAACGAACCTTATAACGAGGGAATGAACCATGCAAACAGTCCTTTTACTAGAGAAGAGAAATTAAACTTAATTGATTCGGATAATGTAATTGTAAAATGTGTAAATGCCACATGGCAACATCCAAACAAAAGATTAACACAATTTGATGATATAGAAATACGAAACGATTTCTTTAAATCATTATCTAAAACTTTTGACAAAACAATTTTACTAGACAGAAGGAACGAATCTGAAAGACTATTCTCTGTTCTACATGCACACCAACACAACACTTGGAATCAAAAAGAAAAATATCAAATAAAAGAAGTTGCACTCAATGAATACTGGATTCCTTACTTAGAGGGTGCATGTTATCAAAAAGATTCAATCAATAAACTATCTGAAGATTTGAGCTTACCTATCCATAGACTCGAAGACTTTTGTACTGAAAATTATGAGTTATCGGAGAAAACTTACAACGATATTATAGGCGTAAAAAAATGTAAGTTTTCACACCTTTACGATACTTACTTCAATCCTAAACACAAACAGGGAAATAAAAATACCTAAATAGTAGACAGGAACATATTTTTATGTTATAATACTACTATGGGCGCAAAGAATTTACATTTAGAACACTTAGAAGACGAGATTATCAATCAAGGTATTGATGGTGGTCGTGGTGCAATAAACTTTTTACGAGGTCTTAGGGACATGATGAAGGGCAATTCAAGTTCTTCTGTAAACATGACTGTAAAATGGGACGGAGCTCCTGCAATCTTTTGTGGTAAACACCCCGAAACTAATCAGTTCTTTGTTGCAAAAAAATCTCTATTTAATAAAGAACCTAAGTTCTATACTTCAGAACACGAAATCAAAAATGCAGACGAACTAAGTGGTGCATTAAAAGAAAAGTTCTTAACTTCATTTCAATGTTTATCTAAACTATCTTGGTCAAATGTAATGCAAGGTGACTTGATGTACACTAACGACCTTAAAAAAAGAAGGATAGATGGTAAATCTTATATGACATTTCAACCAAATACAATTATGTATGCAGTTGATGTTGATTCTGAATTGGGTAAAACTATAGAAGAATCTAAAATGGGAATAGTATTTCACACTACTTACACTGGTGGAACTATCGAAGACCTAACTGCAAGTTTTGGTGCAACAATATCCACTCTTGGAAGTGATAAAGATGTATGGATGGATGATGCAACATTTAAAGATGTATCGGGTAACTCAACACTTACTGCAACAGAAACACTTAAACTTACTAAAGAACTAACTGCAGTAGGTAAAGCATTCCATGGTATATCTAAAGGAGACTTAGTTAAGTTTCAGAAAATACAAGATGCCATAGCACAGAAAGGTGCAGGTGCAACTTACAAAACATACTGTAATACACTTATAAGAGGTGGTTCATACAAACCAACATATGCAGGATACATGAAACACTTTGAGAACTATTGGAGAGATAAGGTAGTTGCAAAGGTTAAGATGGAAAAAACCAAACAAATTAAAACAGAGATTGGTGAACAACTTTACAATGAACTTCGTGCATTAAATAAGTTCATTACTAATCTCACTAAGTTTATGGAACATTTAGTTATATCAAAACAAATAATTATTGAAGGACTAAATAGAGTAAAGAGTATAGGAACTTTTAAAAAGACTGCAAAAGGATTTGAAGTAGTAAATCCTGAAGGATATGTTGCGATAGACAATACAGGAAGTGCAGTAAAATTAGTAGACAGAATGGAGTTTGCATATAATAACTTCACTGCTATGAAATCTTGGGACAAGTAATGAAAAAGACATTCGGAAAATTTCTAACAGAAGCAAAAGATAAAGGTGCAGTGTTTACCTTTGGTCGTTTCAATCCACCTACAACAGGCCATGCAAAGTTAGTAGAAAAACTAAAGTCAGAATCCAACGGATATGAAGTACTACTATTTTCTTCACATTCAAATGACCGAAGAAAGAATCCATTATCACATAGAGATAAGATAAAATATCTAAGAAAATTCTTTGGTAAAATAGTAGTAGATGCAACTGCAAGAACAGTTTTTGATATTGCAAATGAGTTGCAGAAACAAGGATATAAAAAAGTAAGAATGGTTGTTGGTTCAGACAGAGTTAAAGAGTTTGAGATACTATTAAACAAATATAATGGAGTCAAAGCACGACATGGTTTCTATAAGTTCGATAAAATAGAAGTAATCTCTGCAGGAGAAAGAGACCCCGAGGCAGATGATGTCAGTGGAATGTCTGCAAGTAAGATGAGAGCATATGCAGAACAAGGAGACTATGAGAACTTTAAACTAGGAGTCCCTAGTAGAAACAATAAAGATAAAGAAAAATTATACAAAGACATTCGTAAAGGAATGGGTATTGCAGAAGGTACACTACCTGCATACATGTATGAAGATTTGATTACAGAAGGTGTGTATGACCCAGGCACATTCAAAGCAGTTTTCTTTTCAGGTGGGCCAGGCAGTGGTAAGTCAACAGTAGTTGATGCACTTTCACTAAAGGCACTTGGTCTTAAACTAGTCAATACAGATAAAGCATTTGAACTCGGTCTAAAGAAAGCAGGAATGACACTTGACCTTAGAGGTGCAGACTTTGATAGAGTAGACCCTATCCGTGCAAAAGCAAAAAGGGTTACTGGAAAGGGTATGGATATGTATATGGATGGTAGACTTGGATTGATATTTGACACTACCAGTGCAAACTTAAGTAAAATCAAACAATACAAAGAAATGTTAGATAAGATTGGATACGAATCTAAGATGATACATGTCAGTACATCACTTGCAAATGCACAAAAACGAAATGCAGAGAGACCAAGAAAATTACCACCCGAAATAGTAGAGAAAGATTGGAATAATTCAACTAGAAATATGATTGCATTGCAGAGAATATTCAAAGGTGACTTTTCTCATGTATCAAATGATGATGATTTAAAATCACTACAAACTAAAGCAAACAGACTCTATTCAAAACTAATGTCATGGACTACTTCATTCCCAAGTAATAAACTTGCATTGAAGTGGAGAGAGACCGAACTTCTGATGAAGAAGGGAAGTAAAGATATGGCCAAAAAATCACCAACAGATAAATCAAGTCCGTTTGGGTCAAATTTAAAAACATTCAAAAGTAGAAAGACTGGTAAGAAGACAGTTATTAAAAAGATATAAATAGTATTATGGATATGTTAAACACATTACTAGAAAAAAAGAAAGTCGCACAAGATAAAGATATCAAAGACCGTGACGGTACTCAACCTAAGAAGTATTTTGCAAAAGATGCTGACGGTGATGATATGGCAAAATCCACAAAAGACGCTCGTGCAAGACACTTCGAAAAGGGTAAAAAGTCTGCAGATGATGATGATTCTGCATACGAACCTGCACCAGGCGATGCAAGTGCAGAAACAAAACCATCAAAACACACTAAGAAATATAAGAAGATGTTTGGAGAGGGAGAACAAGATGAGTGTTGGGATGGATACACACAAAAAGGTATGAAAAAGAAAGGGGACAAAATGGTTCCTAATTGTGTTCCCGAATCAGTAGAAGAGGGTAAACTGGTCACTTCAGTTAATGATGTCATTAGAATGATTACTAAAAAAGTTGCAGACAGATTAGAAAAAGAGTATAGTAAAAATTCCGAGAAAGGTCTTGGTATGATTAACACTATCGGTGCAATGGTTGGTCATAAAGCGACTGATAAGTCACAACAGAAAGGTAAACTGTTCTTAAAGTTTGGTGATAACATACAAGAAGATGCAGCCGTAGATTCTGCAGAACTTAAAGCAAAACAGGCAGAAGAAATGGAGAGGTTGAAAAACAACCACGAAAAGGAACTGGAAGCACTTAAAGATAGACATGACAGACAATCTAAACGAATAGACCAACAAAAAGAGAAAGAGACACAAGACCAACAAATTCAGAGTAAGAGGGATGCAGATAGAAAATCTGCAGAAAAGAAAAAAGAGTCCCAAAAAGAAGAACGGGATTATAAGAAAGAGTATGATGAGTATCACTCTAAACCCGAACAAGTTAAAAGACGTGCAAAAAGAAATGAAGCACGAAGAAGTTTAAAGGATAGAAAGGATATAAAAGGAAAGGATGTACACCACAAGGATAACAATCCTATGAATAATGATAAGTCTAATCTATCAATTGTATCACAGAAATATAATAGGTCTGAACCAAGACTTAGAAAATTAAAAGAGAAGGGGTTACTACCAAATGGCAGGAAATAAACACGACAACGGTGTACACGAACAAGGTACAGACGAAACAAGAATGGCATACCAAGAAGATACGCCTGGTCAATCAGTAGAACAGTATATCGAAGATAGAAATAAGGCATACCACGAAGAGGCCGTAGAAAAGAAAAAGAAACACTTTAGTCAAGTGTTCCAAAATCCACTAAAAGGATTCCCTTACAATGAAGAAATTCAAGTAGATAAAATATCTGAAAATTATAATCAAGACTTAACTCTTGCCACTAAGAATGTAGCAAGACTTTCTAAGAAAGAAACTGGTCAAGACCAAAAAGATTATCAGGCAGTATCTAAGGCTCTTGCTCAAGGTAATCTTGGTGCAGTTAAGAAAGTAATTAAAGGTATCTCAACAAAAGAAATCCAAGCTGATTTATTAAATATACTTGTAGGTTATAATGACCTAATTGCTAAAATGTATCCTAAGGCAATAGATAGTAAAGGTAATCTTAAAAAAGGTCTGAATGTAGATAAACTAATTAAAGAAGACAATATAGAAGAAGGATTTGCAGACAGACAGAGAGAAAAAACTAAGTCTCAACAGAAAGCACATCAAAAAAGAATGATTAAAATTGCAAGAAAATCTATCAAAGACTACGAAAAGAAAAATAAAAAAGAAGAGATAGATGAGAATGCAGATGCATCTCTTAAAAAGAAATCAGAAAAGAGTGGTATATCAGTCGGTATTCTAAAACAAGTATACAACCGTGGAGTCGCTGCATGGAAGACTGGACATAGACCAGGCACAACTCCTGAGCAGTGGGGACACGCAAGGGTTAATTCCTTTATCACTAAAGGTAGTGGAACATGGGGTAAGGCAGATAAAGACCTTGCGAAAAAGGCTGGTGGGTAATGAAAACCTTTCATCAAATTGCAATAAGTGAGACTCTTGATTCCCTTCAAGAGACTAATACAAACTTACTAGACAATCCGTTTAGATTAGGTTCTATGATGTATTTTGAGGTAATCAAAGAGGCAAGAAAAAGATTAAACGAAGGACGATACACACTTACAGAAGTCGACAAACAAATTTTAGAAACAGATTTGGGAGAGTTTGATGTCTGTGAGGGTAATCTAGTCCCTCTCGATTGTCCAATGATTGTAGAGGAAGAAGAAAAACAACCCGAACTTAATAAACCTAAGGCAGGTGGCCCTAAGAAATACTATGTGTATGTTAAAGATGGGGACAAAGTCAAGAAAGTTACATGGGGAGACACAACAGGTCTCAAAGTAAAACTAAACAATAAAGATGCAAGAAAATCATTTGCTGCTCGTCATAAATGTGACCAACAGAATGATAAGACTACTGCATCATATTGGGCATGTAGATTGCCTCACTATGCAAAACAACTCGGTTTGAGTGGTGGTGGGTCATTTTTTTGGTAGACTAAATATAAGGGAGAACATTATGAGTCAAGTGATAAGTGAATATATGAATGACGACAGAACAGCCGTTATTCGTAAAGAATCTGAAGGTTACGAAGTAGACCTTTACAAAAACAAAATCTTAATAGAAACACGAAAGGTACATAACCACAGCAATGCATATGCAGAAGATGTTGCAGATAACTATGTGTTAGGAGTGTTTGATGCAGTTGAGAAAGATGGTAGTTTCTATGGTTACAACCAAAAGAATGATAACTTTTATCCTGGCTTAGATGACTAATCCATATACAGAAGAGACTGTAGAACAACACGGGACTGGTAAAAAGTTCATTGTTAGAAGGTTTTCACATGATGTATCAGAAGAAGACCTAGTGTGGCACAGAGACACTAAAAATAGAACCATACATATATTAGAAGGTTCAGAATGGGAGTTGCAGAAAGAAGATAAACTTCCAGTAGAATTAAAAGTAGGTGGTGACTACTCTATATTGAAAATGGAGTACCACAGATTAATAAAAGGTGACGGAGACCTCGTAATAAGGTTCCCAATTATATAAATAATAGTACTATGAGTTATAAATCAGAAAACTGGAAAGATAAACTAGAACAAGTTCGTTCTCACGTTCAATTAAAAGAAGGTTCTGTTGAAAAATCTGCAGAACAGATAATTGACGAAGAAATTGAGGCTGAACTAAGACTTTTTGAAACAGAAGTATTGGAAGAAGAAATTCTCCTAGAAGCATCCGCTGGTGCAATGATTGATAAGTTATTCAATCTTAAAGGTGATAAAGATTCACAATACGGTGTTGCAAAGATGTTATCTATGACTGGTGTCAAAGTTGTTCAATCAATGCAGAAACAAAATCCAAAAGGATTTTCAAAGTTAGTTGCACAATTAGGTAAAGAGAAGAAGATTACATTACCTACCAATAACAAACTGATGGCAATGTTCAAAGATGCAGGTGTTAAACCAATGCCTGAAGAAGTCGAAGTTGTAGAAGAACAACTTTCAGTAGAAAAAACAATAGAAAAGTTGACAGAAAAGAATATGCTTGGTAGACTTGCTAAGTCCATGGAACTTAATGAAAACAATAAGGAAAAGTTATTTAACTATTTCGATAAAGGAGAGTTGAACCAATGAAATTCACATCAATAGGGTTATCAGATGAACTATTAGAAGCATCTAAGACTTTACTCAAACAGGGTAAAGACTATGAAGATTTCTTTCAATCTGCACTTAAAAAATTTGGTGTTACCTCACCTGCAGAATTCAAATCAGACGAAGAGAAAAAGAAATTCTTTGACTATGTAGACAAAAACTACAAAGGTAAAAGTGAAGAAGTAACAACCGAAGAAGTCCAACTAGATGAAATTCAACAAAAAGAGGTAGATGCATTAAAAAAGTTATCTAAGGACATGCAATCTGTCCTGAAAGGTTATCAAAAGATTGCTAGAATGGGTGATAAAGAACTTACAAACACAAAGTATAATAAAGATTACGAAGCAGTTCTTAAGTCAAGAGATGTAATCTTACAACTCATTGGTAAAGTAAACACTCAAAAGATTTTAAATAAAGAAGAAGTTTTAGAAGAGAACATTCAGAAAGTTCTTAAGATGTATCCTAGAGACAATGACTGGAAAAAGTTAGTCACAAAATACAAAAGGGATATTGAGGCCATGCGAAATAACAGTAAAGATTTACCATCTAAAACAGAAGATGCACTTCTCACATGGGGTTTTGACAATGGAGAGATTACTAACGAAGATGATGCAGAAAACTTTATCGACAAAATATTAAATGCATAGGAGTTGACATGAATTTATTTCACGAAATCAAAAAACAAGCAAGAGAAGAGAGTATTAATGAAGTCTCTCGTTCTGCAATGGTACAAAAGGCAATAGATATTGCAACCTCAATGAGTGGAAACTATACTGGTGCTTTTAAAAGAATAGAAAAGATTAAAAAAGGTTTATCAAAAGATAAAAATGTCGCAAAGGCATTGAAATTGGCAAACGAAGAAACCGTATCAGAAAATTACAGAACTGCTGCAAGACATGGTATGGGTACTGAAGGTAAGAAAGAGGCAAGAATCGGTTTAGAATTAGACTATTACGATAAAACTGGTGCAAAGTACATGGGTAAAATCGTAAAGAAAGACTCAAAAGGTTATACAGTTAAAGATGACAAGAGTGGTAAGATGCATACTTTTGTTTACCATGACAGAATAAAGGCAAGAAAATTCTTACAGAAAGTTGGTGAGGAGATGCAAGAAGGTAAAGGTACTGATATATTTCAAAAGTATAGTAAAGTAATTAGTAGACTTTCTAGTAAAGAACAAGACGAAATATTAGATGCATTATACACTATGAACACTCAATCAGGTGGAAAGACTAAAGAAGCACATGGTAAAGTTAAAGAACTTTTAAACTTAGATTACACACCTGAAGGTGATAACATAGAAGAAAAAATAGAGTATGCAGAATACAAATTCAGAAACAAAAGAGATGCTCAGAAGGCACTAGACTACTTTAAAAGTCAACAGTTAATAGACCTAAACATTAATGATGATGGATTAAGTCAAGGTGAACTTGCAATTGATGCTGGTACAAAGGATATGACTAAGTACCACAAAGAAGTATTAAAGAAATTTAAACCAAAAGTTCTAACAACAGAAATGGCATCTGCACAACAGGCCGCAATTGCAATCGCAAAGAAAAAGAAAAATGAATCTGTTATGGATGCATACAGAGAAATGTGGGAAGAGAAACTTGACGAAGAGATGATTTCTTACAGAGTTAAGAAGATGCAGAAACCCGAAGAAGATAAATTTAAAAGGTCTGCAAAGATGATGGGTCTAAAGATTACTATGGACAAAGGTAGAGACGATACAGTAATCGTTATGAGTGGAACTAAGAAGAAACTTAGAGACTTTGATGCAGTTGCAAGAGGTAAATCATCATTTGGTGACCCTTCAACAATCAGACATTTTGACGAGAAGTAACATGACATATAAAAGTCTAGTACAAGTAATTAAAGAACATAATGTAGGTAAAGAAGAACTTGTTGAAAGAATAGATTTTCATGGTAAAAGTCCTGCAGAGAAAAAAGGTTCAGAGTTCGATAGAAAATCAGAAATCAATGGTTATAAAAAGATTTTAAAGTCTATTGAAAAGATTAACAAAGACCACGAGAAGTTTCAATATAACAATCGTGCAGACGGCCCAT